AGTTGAAGATGGTAGACCTATAGACATAAGAGGCGCTCATACTTTTGGACATAATAAAGATTCTATTGGAATTTGCTATATAGGTGGTATGGACAAAGATATGATAGAATGGAAAGATACAAGAACACCTGAACAAAAAGATTCTTTATTTAATCTGTTAATGGATTTAAAGTTTCAATATCCTGAAGCAAAAGTATTTGGACATAAAGATTTTACAAATAAAAAACTTTGTCCATCATTTAATGCTTTTTCTGAATATGAAGAAATATCAAATTATAAAAAATGAAAGAAATACTAGCTAAAATCTTTGGAGGTGCTGCAGGTGGTGTAGCAGAAAAAATATCTGGAATAATTGACAAGCATACTTTTAGTAAAGAAGAAAAAGCAAGGTTTGAAAAAGAGATGACAGAAGTATTTATAAAAGCTGAACAAGATATGCAGCATAATGTTACTGAAAGATGGAAAGCAGATTTAGAACACGGAAACTGGCTTACTCGTTCTGTTAGACCTTTAGTTTTAGTATTTTTAATAGTTACTACTGTATTAATGGTATTTATAGATTCAGGTTCTTTAAAATTCAATGTAGAAGAAAAATGGACTGACTTATTACAACTCGTTTTAATTACTGTGATAGGTGCTTATTTTGGAGGTCGTAGTATTGAAAAAGTAAGAAAACAATAATGGCAAAGCTAGTAGTAAATATATACAAGTCAAATAAGCGCAAAAGAAAGGGCATACACGCTAAATCTAAATCTTCTAAAGTGAAAACATCAAAAAATTATTTTAAACGCTATAAAGGTCAAGGTAAATAAATTTTATATATATTTGCTTTCGCTTTTAGCTAAACTTCAAGACCCTAATAAAGATGGACGCTTGTTGGAACAGATAAATTTGAATTTTGTTTTTCTAGGGGGACTTTTTCTTTTCTTTCTTTTTACTCTTTTTCTTTCTTTTCTTTTAATTCTAATTTTATATATTTGACAATATGTTAACATTTATGATAGACAAAATACTTAATTATAAAAGAGTAAGTGACAAAGGCAAAATAGACAGGTTGCTAGAACTGGATTCTACGTTATATGCAAATTTAGGTAGTGACAGTACAAAAAAAGAGAAACAAGAAGTTAAAAAACAAAGCAGACAAATATATCTAGCTATTAAAACTCTTGACAAAGCAACTGGCGACCAGTTTTTAAGAGCAATGGACAAATGAGAAAGATTAGTCGTAAAGGTCTTATAAACAAACTTGACAGAATATTTAGCGAATACATACGCAAAAGAGATGCAGATAAAAAAGGTTTCTGTAAATGTATAACTTGTCAAAGAGAGTTTAAGTGGAACGAATTAGACGCAGGTCATTTTATATCTCGCAAAGAAATGTCGGTACGTTGGGACGAAAGAAACGTAGCTGCACAATGTCAATATTGTAATCGTTTTAGATATGGTCGTCAATATCAGTTTAGTTTAGCATTAGATAAAAAGTCAAAAGGTCTTTCTAAACGACTTTATAATAAGTCAAAAGAAGTAGTAAAGTTTAGTATGACTGACTTGCACGAAAAAGTGGAATACTTTAAAAATAAGTTGGAAATAGAGAATAAACGACTATCTTTGTAAATTCTTATCTAATAGGTTTTATAACCTAAATATTCGGTAAGTGTTTTGTTTTTAAGAGGGGAGATTAATTTTTCCCCTTTTTTTTTATAAACACTTGATTTATTAACTTTTTTTAATTAGTTTAGTAAAAAATAAAACATTTACTATGAATAGATTACAAAAACTTTTAATTGAATCTGACTATAGATTACTAGAACACGTTACTAGATTATATAAGTCAGGAGATGTATCTGAAGAAACTTATTTAGATACAATAGCTACAATGATAGAATTAACACACTTAAAAACTTACAATGACACTACACTTAAGTAAAGAAGGGTTTAACAAAGAAATTGAACGTCTACATAATAGAATAAATTTCTTAACTAGACACGTTCACAAACAAAACAAAGAGATAGAAGATTTAAAAATCACTATTAGATTGCTAAACGCAAAGAACGAAATTTTAGAAGAACTAGAAACAGAGAATTATTTAGAAACAAAAAATTAATTATATTTAACTATGCAAAGTAAAATTACAGACATTAGGTCAAAAGGAAGTGCGATTTTAAAACACGGTACTTTTACAAAAAGTGAGGTTTTTCTCGCAAATGGTAACGCTTATACTTTTCTTTCAAAAGGAGAATTTAAAAAGAAGGTAGGCGATGTTATTGATTACGAAATCACTAACGAAGAATACGGAACTGCTAAACTTGTTTACTTACAAGACAAACCTGTAAGAGCAAATGATACTCATAATAGTATTTTAAGACAAGTAGCATTTAAAGGAGCTATAGAATTAGCAAGTTCTGGTAAAATTAAACTAGACGAAGTAGAACAATTTACTAACCAATTTAACGACATATTAAAATGAAATTAACAGGAACAATTAAATCAATAGGAGAAACTAAAGAGTTTGCAAATAACTTTAGAGTAAGACCATTAGTATTAACAACTGATGACCAATATCCACAAACATTACAACTTGAGTTTACAAAAGAAAAGACATACTTATTAGATGAATACAATGTAGGCGATAGTGTAAGTATTGATATAAACTTAAGAGGTCGAGAGTGGACAAGTCCGCAAGGCGAAGTAAAGTACTTTAATAGTATTATAGGGTGGAGAATAGAATCTAACACTCCTATAGTAAAAGAAGTAAAAGAAGCTGTGACAAATGCTCAACATAATCCAGATAGAGAAGTAGTACAAGATTTACCTTTTTAATGGAGCAACAGATACGACAAATAACTAACCATTTAACTGAATTGCTAATAGCTAAAAACAAAGCATATGGCAATACTGCACAAGACCCTGTAAATATATTTTCAAAGCTAGGAGCAGAAGAAGCGATTAAAGCTCGACTAGACGACAAGCTAATGAGAATAAAAAACAAGGGCATTAATGACAAAACAGAAGATACGTTATATGATTTAGTAGGTTATTTAATTTTATTAATTTTAGTTAGAGATACCGAAAAAGATGCTGATTAATTTTGATGACCAGATAAGTAAGATACACGATATAAGGACTGGCAAAGTCAAAGAAGGATTGTCTTTAGGATTCCCAGATATAGACCAATATTTTAGGTTTAAGTTTGGGAATTTTAATATTATACTAGGACACGCCAATTCAGGTAAAACAACAGTTACTTTATTTTTTATGTTATTATATTCAATAAAACATAATATTAAGTGGCTTGTATTTTCTAGTGAGAACGAACCTTATAGTATTATTAAGAAACTTATTGAGTTTATGTCAGTCAAACCTATAAACAAAATATCAGATGAAGAATTTACTAAACACCAAGAGTTCGTATTTAATCACTTTAAGTTTATTGATTGTAACGAGCTGCATACTTATAGGTCGCTTATTGACTTGGCTACTGTTATTAAAGATGCTTGGCACTTTGACGGATTTTTAATTGACCCTTATAATTCTCTAGTAAAAGACAGAGATACGTTAAAAGGTATTTCAGGTCACGATTACGATTATCAAGCTACGTCAGAATTTAGAGTATTCTGCAAAAAACATAATGTAGCAATATGGCTATGTACTCACGCAGCTACAGAAGCATTAAGAAAAAAGCATAATCAAAATGAAGATTACGCAGGGCATCCTATTCCTCCTATGGCTAGTGACGTAGAAGGAGGCGGTAAGTTTGTTAACCGTGCAGATGACTTTATTTGTATTCACAGGTATATTCAGCATCCTACTGACTGGATGTATTCAATGATACACGTTAGAAAAGTTAAAGAGATTGACACAGGAGGACGACCTACGCCAATAGACGCACCTATAAAAATCAAATCTATTATAAACAATGTAGGATTTAAAATAGGAGAAAGTCAAGCAATAAACAGTACAATAATAGAGCAAATGAATTTACCATTTTGAAAACACTAGTAGAAATAGCATATCAGAAACACGATAGATGGATTGAGATAGTATCTACATTTGGAAGTTTAAAACAAACTGAAGTAGAAGATATAGTGCAAGAAATGTATTTGCTATTAATAAAGAATCAACAAAAAGGAATTGATTTTAGTTATGAAGAAGATGTAAACTATTATTATGTATTTAGAATACTAAAGGGTTTATGGGTTGATTTAATGAGAAAAAAATGTAAAGTAAAATTAGTTGAGCTTGAAGGAATAGATATATCACAAGACGATAATGCGAATTATGAAGAAGCATATAATAAAATACAAAAGGTATTGAAAGATATGCGTTGGTACGATGCAAAAGTATTTGACATTATAAACTCTGGAGAATCAATAAGCGAACTATCAAGAAAAAGCGATATAAGTTATTACTCACTATACAATACTTATAATAAAGTAAAACAAAAATTAAAAGAGCATTTATGATATTAAAAGTTACAAAAGAACTCAAAGAACAATGTTGGGAATATTTGCAAGAAAATAATATGGGTAATAGACATAGTGCAAATGGAAACAAAGAGGAGCAGTTTGTAGGTCTTATAGGCGAAGTATTGACTAAAAAATTATTTAAGAAACAACATAAATTTGAGAATGGTTTTGACGGTGGATATGATTTTATACATAGGACAAAAAAAGTAGATGTCAAGACAATGGGAAGAACAGTAAATGTAAAAGATTATTTTGTACATAATTTTATAGCTTTTCAAGAAACTTACAACTGTGACATATATATATTTAATAGTTTAAACAAAAAAACAAACGAGCTTAATATATGTGGATGGATTACAAAAGCAGATTTATTTAAGAACGCAATATTTTATAAGAAAGGAACTATAAGAAAAAGAAGTAACGATACATCTTTTAAAATGAAAACAGACACTTACGAAATAAGAAATGATTTATTAACAGACATACAAGAATTATTATGAAAAATAAAAAAGTAAGATTTATACCGTGTTCGGAGTTTCAGCAAGTATATAGTTGGAATGGAAGAACTAATAAAAAGTCAAATTATGTTCCACAGCATATGCTAGAAAAATATAGAAAAAAGAAATGAAACTAGGCGATAAATTAGAAACAATAATAAATGTCATTACTTTAGGTAAAGGCAAAGCTATAGCAACTTGGATAGCTAATAAACTTGGTTATGACAGTTGCGGGTGTGAAAAACGTAAAAACTATCTAAATGGAATCACAAGAGATGGAACAGAAACTAAATAAAGAAGAATACGACAAGTGGACAGAATTTAAAGCTGTAAAGAGTAATAAAATCAGTCGTAAAGAACAAGAATTAATTGCAACTATTCATAGTAAGTATTTCGCTCACAAGTTTTATTTACCTTGCGGATGCAGTCCGAAACAATGGAATAACTGGATTAAACAAATAAACGAATTATACGAGCTTGGATATAGAAAGAATACATAAGTTTGAGCAGACCGTAGTTACGTTTATGAATGAGTTTCAGGATTGGCAACTTGAATGGTCAGGAGGTGGCTTTGAACATTATGACGCAAAAGGTTTAACGCCTAAAGGTCACGAGTGCGTAATTGAAATGAAATTTAGAAATAAATATTATTCAGACAAGTTGTTAGAAAAAGACAAGTACGATGCACTAATGAAGATG